CTACTCCATTCCGCCTGACTTCGAGGATGAGGCGATCAAGTTTATGCCGGAGCTCGAAGGCGACCCGGCGCGCATGGAAGCCTTCTGGAGAGCGGTCAAAGCCTGCGTGGGAGGTTGAGCTATGCCTCGTGATGAACATGGACATTTCGTGAAAGAAAAGAGCCAACCGAAGTCGGAGCCGCCGCCGCAAAAGTCGGCACCAGCCAAAGCTTCCGGCTGGCACTATCACGGCGCCGTGCGCGACGCGCGCGCAGCGCATTACGTGCACCGGTGGACCATCGAGGACCCGACGGGGGCGCCGCTGGTGTTCACGATCGGAACGCTCACTCCGAACGCCAGCGAAGCGGACGTCATCAAGGAACACAAAGCACGATTGGCGGGCTGAGAGATGGCGCGGACGCGGACCACCGATGATCTGGTCGCTGACGTCCGGTGGCAGGCCGACGTGGAAGGCGCGCTACAGCGCCACACGACCGAGAAGATTGTCCGCGCCCTGAACCAGAGCAATCAGGCGTTCCGTCTGATGATCTCGAGCGTGAGCGATTACTACCTCACGTATTACGACTCAGGCAGCGCTGTGCCGGCGACAACTATCCTCGCGGGGGAATCAAGCGTCGACTTCCCGGCGGACTTCGTTCACCTCTACGGCTTCGATATCAACTACCAGGGCAAGCCGCGCGAGCTGTTCCCCTATCAGCGGAGCGAACGCAATCGCTACCAGGACAACTGGGTTACGACGGGGACGCCGACCTACTTCCGCGAGGAGTCCAACGTCATCCGGTTCATGCCCACAGCGGACGGCTCGTATGACTACCGCTTGTTGTACTTGCCGACCGGTGACGAGCTCGATGCGGACACGGACTTCGACGGGATCGCCGGTTGGGAGGATTGGCTCGTATTCGATTCCGCTCTCCGCATCTCCACGCGCGACGCGGACGTGAACGACAATTACCAATACCTCCAGGGTGAGCTGGCGCGCATCGAGACGCGAATCAAAGCGGAGGCTGGTAAGCGCACTGTGCCTAAGTCCGGACGCAGGCTCGATACGCGAGGACGACGCCAGGGCGTTGAATGGTCCAACAAGTGGCGGGTCGGATGAGGCGCACGAATGCCGACCAGGAGCTGCGGCGGATTGGCCAGTTCACGGACGATCCAAAGCTCCAGCGTGTGCTCGCTGAGCAAGAGCAGAACATCCACCGCGCGGTCAACGCTCACAAGGAACAGAAGGCCGACCGCCACCAGGCGACGCCCATCGCGAAGGACGACGTCCGCACCGACTTCGGCCAGACGCTGCTCTACGACACTACAGGCGGCCCCTTCCAGGTGTTCTTGCCGAAGGTCACACAGAAGGACCATGGGAAGACCATCCGCCTAAAAGCTGTCTCGAGTGTGCTCACGTCGGTCATCGTCACGCCTGCCACGGGCCAGTTGATCGACGGGGCTGCGAATAAGAATGTGGTGGGCGATAAGATTGCGACCCATCTCTATTGCGACGGTAACGGCTGGTGGTCGGTCTGATGCCTAAGTTCCGCAAACAGCCGATCGATATCCCGCTCGTCCAGGGGCTGTCCCAGCAGACGGACGAGCGCATGCAAGCGCCCGGCGGCATGGAGGTAGCGGATAACGTCTACTTCGAGAAGGACGCACGCCTCATCAAACGCCCAGGCTTCACCCAGACGCAGGTGTCGGCAGTCTCGGGCACTGCGCCAGGCCCTTTGCAGAAGGCGTTCGCGTATCAGGACCGAGCTCAGTTCGCAGATGTACTCACGATGTACGAGCGAGGGCCGAACCCGGGAGAACTACTCGACCGCGGGCCAATCGCTAACATCGCAGCGCCGGATCGCGAGGTAATATCGCACGATGTTCTTGGCAGCGTTGCTCACTGCGCCGTAGCGGTGCTCGATCGCTATCGCGTTTACGCCTGGGTCATCGAGGACGACACCGCATCCGCCAAGGGAGAGCTCTGGGCCGCTGTTTACACGCTCGGTGGCGCCTTGATGTTCCGCGAGCAGCTGGCTGCAGCCGAGGCGAGTCTCCCGCGCCTATACGCGACTACGTCGCACTTCGTCCTCTGGTGGCTCGACATGACCGGCGGCGCGCCGCTGGATCTAATGTTTGCCCGGCTCGATATTGCGAGCACCCCAACAGCCTGGAGCGGGGCTACCAACTTCACGGCTGTAACGTCGGACGCTCGTTACGATGCCTGTCCGCTGGGACCGCTCTCGTTCGTGGCCGCCATCGATGGAGCCAACATCGAGATATACCGCCTCGATGGGGATATGACCATCACCCACAACGTCACCCTGACTGAGGATGCCTCACAGGGTATCGGCATCGCGGCGGGGGCGACGCTAGCAGTGGGCTGGACGAATGCCACAGGACTAGAGGGGTCAATCCGCGATGTCGACGATCTGACATCGGTGGTGGCCCCCGGAAGCATCAAGCCAGTGGTTACGCTCGGCGCTTGGGTTGCATGGACGCCGGTCAACGCAACCACATGGGCCTTTGTCTACTCATTCCGGCAACTGGCGCCGGAGTTCGGGGTCGCCGTCTACGGCACTTACTCGGGAACGGTAACGACGACGCCCACACTCGTTGTGAGCAGAACCCTCTGGCACTTCGCGGCTGCTGCAAAGCCGTACATACATAACGCGCGGCTGTACTGCCCGATGATGTTCCCGTCCAACGCGACGGATCTGCAATCGGCCTTCCTCGTGTGCGAGCTGCCGCTAAACGATGACGACTACTTGCGTCCGGTGTGTGCGCTGGCGAACAACGGGACCGCGCAGTTTCTCCCGGCTGCCTTCGATCTGATGCAGCTGAACGACACGGCTGTCATCGAAGGCGCAGGCTCGTGGGCTGTTGCTTTGCCGGAATACTTCGCCTTCCCCAAGACAGAACGGACGGCGAGCGGAGCGCCTAGGTACAGTTTCGGCACCGCCGGGGTCACTGCATGGGACTTCTCGGCCGTCGATGACACAAACACGCTCGCGACCGAGCTCGGCGGGGCTCTGTACCTCTCCGGTGGAGTGACCTGCCAGTACGACGGAGATGTGGTCCACGAGGTGGGATTTGCGTACGCGCCACAGCAGTCATGGGTCGAGCTGGATCCCACCGCTGGCGCTGCCACCTATCAGTACGTGTGTACCTACGTGTGGCAAGACAAGCTCGGCCAGCTACATGAGAGCTCCCCCAGTGTTGCCAAGGAAGTGACATCGGCAGCGCTGCCAATTGGCATCAATGTCATAACGATGACGTGCTCGCAGAAGCACCAGCCGGACCGAGAGCGTGGTACCGAGATTGCCGTACGCATCTACCGGACCGAGGACGGCGGGAATATCTATTACTGGGTCGCAGATATCCCGAACGACAAGGGTTTCGTTTCGACCGACATATACGCTGACTCGCGCACGGACGCGGATATTGCAGCTGGCTTCCCGCTCTACACCGATGGCGGAGCGCTGCCTAACTCCCAGTGCCTAGCGTCGAAGACGATCGCGGTATGGGACAACCGGCTCTTCATCTCCCAAGCCGATGGCGTTGCGCACACGAAGCAATGGGTACCTGATCGCGCGGTTCAGTTCGTGGCCGACCCGACCCATACGATCGACACGCGCGACGCGGACGACGTTACGGGGATGGCCCCGCTCGATGACGCTCTCGTAATCGCCAAGGACAAGCGCCTGTTCCTGGTATCCGGCGGTGGACCGACGCAGCTCGGACAGAACCCATACGCGCCCCCGCGCGCCTGGAACGTGGAGAACGGAGTCACCGATCCGCGGTCGCTGCTACTCGGCGGCCAAGGCGTCTACTTCCAGGGCGAGGGAGGCATGTACCTGGCCCCACGCGGGTACGGGCCCATTCAGTGGCTCGGGAAGGCAGCACGCGACGTGCTTGACCAGTATCCGGTGGTAGCGGCGGCAACGCTGCTCACCGAGAAGGACCTGGCATGCTGGGCGCTGCATGACGAGGCGAAGGCGAACGGAATCCTGCTCCTGTTCGACTACGAGCGCGGAGCGTGGACTACATGGACGCTCCCGATAGAAAACGTCATCACGGGGCTATGCGTGGCGCCCATGGAAGCCGGCGGCGAAACCATCACGTCACTCCAAATGGCTTGCTCCAACTCGGACGAGGCCACGATATGGGCGGACGAGGGCAACTACTGGGATGAGGACTCAGACGCTACCCTACTCGGCGGACATGTCGTCACTACCATCGAGCCGCAGTATCTGGTGCCGAGCGGCAAGGTGAACGGTTACTGCCGGGCTTACGGTGTACGCCTACGCGGTGAGCTCCGAGACGCCAATGGGGCTAAGCTCATGATCGAAGCTATGGTGGACGATGACCCCAGCTTCAGCTATGCGACATGGTGGATCGTGGAAGGGCCGGCGGGTATGAAGTTCGAACGCGAATGGGTACTGCCGTGGCCGAACATCGAAGCGATCAAGCTGCGCGTGCGGGACGTAGGCTGGGATCCGGATCCGACCGAGATCCACCCGCCTGGCTATTTGGTGCCGACGTCAGGCTTTGCCTTCAATGCTCTGACTCTGGACGTTGCGGTGCGTGGCGGAGCGCAGAAGCCGCTACAGGAAGCGCATAGGGGTTAGATGGCGTTCAATCCATTCGGACCGGCGGGAACGGCTACTCAGTGGTCAGGCGTAGCGGGGAGCGAGCCGCAGGGTTACATCGCCGCCGGCACTGGCAACGGCAAGGGGCCGAGCCTTGGTAGCCTTTGGGGCGGAGCCAAGCAAGCCGACAAGCTTGGGATCCTCGGATACGGAGAAAAACTGCTCGGCGGGCTCTTTGGCGGCGGCTCCGGTCTCAGTACGCCGAACAAGGGTGATTTCTCATACGGCGGCATGGGTGAAGGTGGATTCCAATCGCTCGGACAGCAGCTCTATGGGCGAGCGCCGGTTCAGGCGAACCTAGACCAGTTCAACCAGTCGCGCGGACTTGGGATGCAGAGCCGCGGAGACATCGGCAACCAGATCTCCACGCTGCGCAATCTCGCGAACGATGAGAAGGCTTCGCAGGCGTACTGGCAGATGAAAGCCGGCGGCAATCAGAACATGACCCAGGCGCTCGCACTGGCGCGCGCGGGCGGCGGCAGCGGTGCGTCACAGGGCGCGGCGTTGCGCCAAGCGCAGATGGGCAACATGGCTGCCGGCCAGCAGCTCAATCAGCAGGTCGGCATGATGCGCGCGCAAGAGACGGCGGCAGCGAATCAGCAAATCTCAGGACTCATGGCGCAGCAGCGTGCGATGGATCTGCAAGCGTCCGGGCTCGATGCGCAAACGGCCATGCAGCAAGCGCAACTCGAGCTAGGCTCGCAACAGCTCGGACAGCAAGGGTTGCTCGGCATGTACGGGCTCGGACAGAACGCGGCAGCGCTCGAACAGAAGGGCCTGTCCGATTACTGGAAAACTCTCTTGGGTGCCGAGGCTGCGCAGATGCAGGCCAAGAATCAGGGCTTGTCGGCGCTTGTCGGCGGAGGCGCGGCGCTCGGGGCTGCATTCCTGTCCGACGAGCAAACCAAGATGAACGTCATGCCCATCTACGGTTCCCCGCTTGGGACGAACCCGATGGCTACGGCGGGCGGTCCGGTCGGTTCCGGCGCTGAGATGAAACAGAACATCGTCCCATTTGGGACGCCGGGGCAGCCGCAAATCACTACGGGCGGCGCGATGACCATGCCGACTCAGACTGGCGTGGCAATGGGCAACATGTACGACGCTCAGGAAGCTGCCGACAAGCAGGCGTTCCGGGATCGCTTCGGCCAGGCGTCGACCATCTTTTCAGCGTTCCAGCCGCAAGGCCAAGTCGACACCAGTATTCAGGATCCGGCGAACTACCTCCCAACCATCAGTGACGCGCGAGCCAAAGAGCTCAGCACCGAAAACGCCGCACTGAGGTCACAACTCGGCCAGATGCAGCTCGCGATCGAGCAGGGTAAGCCCTACGTCCCGAAGTCCGCAGCTCAAGCGCAGCAATATGGCGAGCGTTGGGTACAGAACAAGAAGGCAGAAGCGCTGGGGGATAACCCGCGTATGCCGATGACCCGACGCGGGGAGATACAGCAAGCGATCGAACAAGGTCAACGTTTCATGCCCCGGGACGCTGGTGAGGCGGCTCTATACGGGCAACTCTGGAAGGCGAACAAGAGCCTCGAAGCCGGGGTAGCTCCGCCTCCTATGTATGACGTCACATCCAAGCCGCGCCCTGGTGTGTTGCGTGTGGAGTCGAGTCAGCCCGTCTCGGAATACGACCAGGCGCGCTTGGCTCAGACGACCACGAGCGATGAGAATGCAAAGCGCCTCCGCGGCATGTTGGACGCTGCGGAGAATCGGCTCATCGCCTACGAGGACATGTTCGGCGCGCTTCCGCGAGCTACGGGCAATACGGATGAGTGGGCGCAGCGAGCCGGGGAATCTTCGGGGATCCGACCGCAGTCTTTGGACATGGCGCAAGGCCCGCGCCCCATGGCTGCGCGTGCGGGACGGATCGACCCGATCACCGTCGAGAACATCCCGCGAGGCTCATACCCGCTGGCCAAGCAGGCGGCTGCGATCCCGTCCGCTGCGTGGAATTACGACCCGCAGCACGCTGCTCAGGCGAACGTCAAGAACGGCCAGCCGCCTGACGCTCCGTTCGGACGCATGCAGAAGACGGGGCCGATGGCGCAGGACCTCTTGCGTGTGCCAGCCACACGCGGCGCAGTCATGCAGGGACCGGACGGGATGCTCCAGGTCGACGGTGGTCAGGTGGCCATGTCCGGCCTGGGTATGATTGGAGACCTGGCGCGGCAGAATGCGGAGCTTGAGGAGAGGCTTCGGCGGATCGAGCGCTCCGGAACTGCGGTGAAGAATATCGACGATCCTGCGATGTGGTGGGATTCGGGGATTTGATGGCTCTTACCGCCTGGAACGGACAGGATGAGTTCGGCGGTCACTCGTTTGTGACTGACACGGGGGCCGAGCTGTACGTCCCGGACAGTCCCGAGGCGCAGCGCTACGCGGCTCAACTCCAGGCGGCTCCGCAACCAGACTACGAGGCGCGCGGAGGCCGGACGACGCTGGACATCAACCTCGGAGGACAGAGCGGCCCGCCTCAAGCGCCTCCGAGCGTTCCGGATGTGGCGCCGGTTCGAGTGGTCCAGCAAGGTCCGAAGGGTCCTGTTATTGGGCGCCCGATGCAGGCCGGTATGCAGACCGGTGCCATTGCCCCAGCTGCGCAAGAGGTAGCCGCATACAACGCGATCCCGACGCTGCCGGGAGCGGCTCCGCAGGAAGGTGCTGCGCCTGGCAGCGCATACGGACTCACTCCACAAGAGGAAGCTCTCTATAACCGCATCCCAGCTGGGAGCCCTGGGACCACTCAGCAATCGATCTTGAAAAAGGTCGGGCAAGGCGTAGCGGTCCCCAGCGCGTATTCGCTCGAGACATCCGGCGCCGTGCCGGAGAACCCCGAGATTGAAGCGGCTTGGGTCGGCGCGAAGAAGGCCGAGTTCGACGCACAGAAAAGCATCGCTGAGCAGAACGCAGCGATAGCCGATGCGCAGCGCGCAGCTGCAGCGAATGCGGCCGTCGATGAGCAGATGAAACTCATCACTGCTCAGGAACGCCAGCGCGTTATGCGAGAGGAAGCGGACCGCAAGATCCAGGCGGTCCACGCATTCGACCAGGAAGCACAAGCGCGTTATGCGGACTTCGGCCCGGACCGCCTATTCAAGCAAAAGGGTACTTGGGCAACCATTGGCGCAGCCATCATGCAGGGGCTCGGCGCGTGGGCTGCCATCACTGGCCACACGCAGAACTACGCCATGGAGATCATCCAGAATGCGCAGAAACGAGACATCGAAGCGCAGCGGGATGAGTACATGCGCGACAAGGATGCGCGGAATAACCTCGTAGCGGACATAGCACGCGCTACCGGGGACCTCGATGTAGCTACGGAAGCGGCCAAGGCGATCCAGCTCAACATAGCCGCGGCGCACGCTGGTGAGATGGCAGCGCTCTCCAAGCGTACGGACGTCGCAAACAATTGGCAGCTATTCCAGGCTCAGTTCCAGGCCGGCGTAGTCGAGCACATGCAGAAGGCATACGAGCGCGGGCTTGGGAATACCGTCATCAAGCAATCGGCGCAATTCGAGTACCCGAAGGCCGGCGGGGGTGGCGGGTTCTCGTATAAGGACCTCGAAGCGCGCGAACTGTCGAAGACGAAGGTGGTAGAGGCGCGTCAGAAGCGCGGTCAGGCCACAGGCGGCTCACTCCCGGATGTCCAGGAAAAGCAAGTGGAGGAGCTGGCGAAGCGGCTGGATCCGGTCGTCAAGCTCGAGCAGTCGATCAAGAACGTCAAGGCGGCTGGGCTCGAGTCGAGCGGCTCGGGTCTTGTCGGGAAGGTTCCTGGGGTCGATCTGGGAACCGACGTCGCATCTGCACTCGGGAGCAAGTCCGCAGCACGGCGTCAACAGAAACGAGCGGCGTTCTCCGAGTTCGTCTTTGCCGACACTGCCGAGGAGTCAGGCGCGAGCGTCCCTGAAAAGGAGCTTGAGCGGCGTACTCAGAACAAGGAAGGGCAGCTTTCGACTATGGAAGCGCGCAAGGCAGCGATCGAGCGTGCGCAGGCCAAGGTAGACGCGAAGAAGCGCAATTTTCTCTCTGGGGTCCCAAAGGCCGTACGTGAGGAATATTTCAAGCGCTACGGCCAGACACTTGTTGAAGAGAAGAAGCGCGAACCCGGGAAGGTGCCCTAATGGCTGAGCCAGTCAAGGATGGGCTCTACCGCGACCCCACCAGCGGCGCAGTCGTCACGGTACGTGGTGGCAAGGTCGTGCTTCAGCGTGGCGGGGAGCTGGCTGCATTCGAGCCACATCAGGTCGGGACCGCGATCCTTTCGGGTGACTACGCTCCAGCGAGTGCAGAGGACTTCGCCAAGCATGCGGCCGCTCAGCGTAAAGGAGGAGCTCTAGAGGCACTCGGGACCGCCGCTGAGCACGCCGCGACCGGGGTCTACGGTGGGCTAACAGCTGTTCCGCGAGCACTTGGTGGCGCCGCAGAGGTCATCGCGAAGAAGGCCGGTGCGCCGATGCAGGGGCCGGGCGTCGCCGCTCTGTCCGAGGAAGCGCTGGCCGAGGGTATCGCGGGAGGCATTGCTGGGAGTCCCGAGGCTGGGAAGCGCTACTCCGCAGAGAGAGCTGAGCGAGCTGCCGCGCATCCAGCAGCCGCACTCGGTGGGGCTCTCATCGGTCAGACAGTCGGCGGAGCGATGGCGCCAGTCGCCGCAGCTGGCAACGCCGGCACCGTAACCAAGACGATTGCTGGTGCACTCGAAGGCGCCAGCATGGGAGGCGCTCAAGCCCACGAGGAAGCCTACGTCCAAAAGACGGACCTCACATCGGAGAAGCTTGTCGCGTCGATGGGCCCGATGGCGCTGCTAGGGGGCGGCGCAGCATTGCTCGGGGCCGGCGCATCGCGCCTGTTCAGTCGTAGCGGTTCGCGTGCGGAGGCGGTGTTGGATTCGCCGCGGCTGACGGCGGCAGCGGAGCCCGGGCCGGCCGGCTTCCGAAAGATGCTGGCGGAGTTCGCGGAGGAGCGGACCACGAAAGCGCTCGGGGCTAGGGGGTCTGACATCCGCAAGATGGGTCGCACGGCTGAAGCTGCCGAAGCCAACATGCGCAAGATGAGCCGGGATGTGCTCGAAGGCACGCTCGATGATGGCACTAAGATTTTCAAGCCGCTCCAGTCACAGGATGATCTCGTTCAGAACGTCATGCGCGCTCGCGACGAGTCAGCGGCCAAGCTCGAAGCGTTCCGTAGCAAGGTCTGGAAGCATGCCGAGGAAACCGGCGGCTATCGCTCTAACGCGAAGCTTGTGGACATGGACGCCTTCTACGCCAAGGTGGAGAAGGAAGTCCTAGAGCCACTCCGAGGCAGCGGCGTTGCTGAAGTGGCTGCGAAGGCAGGCGCGGTAGAGAACAAGCTAGCCGAGATCCGCTCGCTCGGCGGTAACCCTTCCCTTCCGCAGCTCTCCAAGTATCGCCAGGACCTCGCGAGCATCGTTTACCCGAAGCCGACCGCGCCTGGCCTAGCTCCGTTGCCTCCGCTCGCGATGCAGGAGCTACAGGCGGTCGAGCGCAACCTGGAGCACGTTATCGAAGCGGCGACGGACAAGGTCGCGGCGACGATGCCGGGAGCGAAGGCGGAGCAATACGTCACACTAAAGAGTAAGTTCCGGAGCTTCAATCAGGCCGCGCAGATTGCCGGCAAGGCCGACCTTCAGGACCTGGGCAATCGCGTCGTCTCGCCATCCGATTACCTCACGGCTGGGGCTGGCGCGATCATTGGCGGCATGGCCGGTGGAGGGCTCGGAGCGGCCGTCACTGGTGCTGTAACCGGAGCTGTCCATAAGACAGTCCGCGAGCACTCGAGCGCGGTCCTTGCTGTCCTGGCCGACCGCCTATCGCGAAATGTGGACCTGCGCATCGATACCGCGATCGGGAAGGTGTTGAGCAAAGCCGAGCTGCCTGCGCTTGGCCCGGTGGGTGGGAAACTCCGAACGGCGGCCAACGTCGCCTTCGCAAAAAAGGACGAGGACAAGCGCGACGCATTCGTCCGGCACGCCCGAGACATCTACGCGGCCACGAACCCAGCAACGTCCACGGCCAAGATGGCACAGAGCTTCGGGCCGCTCTACTCGCACGCTCCACAGCTAGGGCAGGCCGCGACCGCGACCTCCCAGCGTGCGGCGGCTTACCTCGCATCAAAGATTCCGGCCGCTGCCGTCTCCGTCAACGTGTTCAGTCCTGCCAAGATGGAGACGAACATCAGCGACGAGGACCTACACAAGTTCGCGACCGCTTGGACCACGGTGAATAACCCTCTCAGCATCTTGGATGACCTTCAAAAGAACATGCTGACCGCGGAACAGGTCGAGGCCGTGAAGGTGGTCTATCCCGAGCTATTCCAGCAGCTCCAGTTCAAGGTGCGTGAGGCTCTCACTCGGCAGAAAGAACCGCCGCCGTATTCCACAAGGTTACAGCTGGATCTCTTGCTAGATCTCAACGGTGCCGGCGAGCCGTCTCTAGCCCCAACCTTCCAGCGTACCCTGATGAACATCAGTCAGATCATGCAGCAAGGGCAGCAACAGTCGCAGCCTCGACAGCCCACCGCGCCATCTTCCATGGCCGGACAACTCCGCACGCTCTCAGGCGGCATCGCCGCAGGACAGGGATAGAACCATGCAACCGCAAGTTACCACCACGCCCGAGATGCAGGCAGCCAACCTCATCTCCCCGTTCGCTAGCGGCTCCGATGACTCGAGCGTGCTTGCCATCACGATATCTACCACGGCCAACGCGGCACAGATTCCCGATGAGTGGCAAGGGTGCCACGTCACGCTCAAGATGATCGGGGCTGACGTCTACTGGTTCTTTCGCGAGGACACCACTGCCCCGAGCGGCGCAGAGCTACCAGACGCTTCAGTGACGGGCTCCGCGACGGGCAATCGTGATCCACAGATGGGGTGGCCCACCCGCGATGGGGAAGTGGATCCAGAGAAGGTGCCTCGCGCTGCCGCAGGGTCACACGTTTACCTTTGCTATGACGGCTCCGGGTCGGGAACGCTCTGGGTGAAGGTCACGAGCCCTCCCTGATGGAAGAGTTCTACCTCAAGATCCAGGCGCCCGAAGTCCTCGAGCTCGAGGTACTGAGCGATGGTGTGGATCCGGATCTGACTACGGTCTCCGCCGTATCGTTGGAGGTTACACGTCCAGGCTCGCCGGACCTCGAGGAAGAAACCTGGACTGCCAGTATCACTGCCGCAAGCGCGGACCAGCTCCTGCTCGAGCACGACTGGGCGGAGACCGACGTGGATCGCGTTGGGGTATATCGCGTCATGATGGTTTTAACCGTTCCTGGTGGGGAGCTGCGCCCTCCGCCTGTATACTTCCGAGGCAGGTACCAATGATCTCCCGACGTCCCATCGAAGGCATCCCGGCGGGGATTGTGGCGCATGCGCAGCCTACTATCCCCAATGAGATCCAGCTCTCAGGGTTGCTGCTCTGGCTGCCCGCGCGTGTGGCGGGTTCTGTGACGCTGGCCGCGGACAAAGTCACCACATGGACCGATCAGAGCGGAGCTGCTTACGCCTTCACTCAAGGGACGGACGCAAACCGGCCCACGTACACGACCGACGGCTCCACGCCGGCCCTGTTCTATGACACAGGCGCGCACTGGCTGGCCCTTGGGTTTACGGCGGCGCTTAACACAGCGGCGACTACCCAGGTCGTGTTCTGCCGACACACCGATTACGCCGCACTGCGCACGATTGGCATCCAGCGCACGACGGGCCAGTTTACCTGGACGCAGAACTCCACAACCGAGTTCGTCACGCGCACCTCCGGCATTAGTGCCTCAACGTCACAGGTCACAAACCGCACCATGCGGGTCTTGACCATCAGCTCTGGCAACGTGGCTACGACCTATAAGGACAGCACTGTGACCCAGGTGCAGACGGGGACAGTGGGAGCAACCCCCGGCGGAGGCACGCATCATATCGGGGTTAACTCCGATGTCTCCGCCAGCATGCTCGGTTACATCTACGAAATAGCCCAGTACGATCGCGTGCTAACGAACGATGAGCTTTTGGCGCTCGGCCAGTATGGAGTGCGCAACTTCGGGATCACCTGATGCCGCTTTCAGCCCGCATACGCACGCAACCGGTATCGATCGCGGTACCGACGGATGTCCCGGTAGTCGTGGATCTGACCGCGCTGCGTGCTCTTACGGGTGGCACTACGATCCCGGACGCAGTCGTCTCGGACGCAAACGCCGGAGGCGTGTTTGTGTGGCGCAGTACTGCCGCGGCCGATAACGGCGGGACAAGATTCAATGCCGGCGGCGTAGGGTCCAGTAGCGCCGGCTGGGAACGCATCTATTCAGGTCCCATCCAGGCCGAGTGGTTCGGAGCTCGCGGTGACTGCCTGGAAGGCACTGCAACCACGACGGCTAGCAGCGCTGTCGTCACAATGGTCAGCGGCTCTCTCACATCCGCCGATGCAGGTAAAACCTTTGCCGTCGACTATGCCGGCGCGAGCGGCAAGTCACTGGTCGGCACCATCGTCAGCGTGTCCGGGAGCTCCGTCACACTCGACACCGCTGCCACATCCAATCAGACGGCAAAGCCTTGTCGTTGGGGTACCAACAACGCCGACAACTTGCAACGCTGGCTGAAGGCGCAGCACGGCACGATCACCGGGCTCTACCCCTATAGTCAGTTTGAGGCCCGGCTGCGCGGGGGCGGCTCCTACCTCGTCCACCGCACCGGCAACCGCGCATGCATGGACATGACAGGCGGTTCCAAGCTGATTGCGGACAACCACGCGTCGCTCGTGGCTGCAGGCGACGATGACATCATCATCAATTGCGCGGCTTCAAGTAACGAGATACGCGGCTTCCAGTTCAAATACGGCAAGCACGCGATCCAGTTCTTCGGTCGCGCTGCCGCATACGGCGACAGCTACATCAGCCACCCTCAGAACGTTGACAGCTCCTGCAAGATCGACGGCTGTTACTTCTGGTATCAGCACGGTCCGAGCATCTGGCAGGACATGAGCAACACCGGTCCGCCGAGCTCGCGGCGGAGTGCCATTGGGCATCTAGAGATCAGCAATTTCAGCTTCTACGGCCAGACTATGTTCTGGGGTGGCTTCGACATGATGAGCGTCCATGACGGCTACATCGTGATCGACCATGTCCGCTACCCGGTACTCTGGGACGACGCCCAACCTATGGGGTGGGTCGTCCATATCGGTGGTTGTAACAACATGTTCTATTCGCTGGACGGTGCACCGGCGAACTCCAGCGCCGCCCCGTGGTTCGAAGGGGCAGGGCATATCACAACCCGCAACGTGCGCGTAGGTGGAGAGGGTGCAAAACCGGTCTGGCGGCTGCGTTCGGAAGGGATGACTTATGCCGGCATCTCCGCCGCAGGCATCTCCGAGTTTCCGGAACTGACCGCTACCATCGACTCAGACAGCGATGCGCTGGCATCGACCGATGGGAAGCACCTAATTGAGGTTTATGACTCGTTCCCGGCCTTCGTCTCCCTCCAGCGGATCCTCCCATTCGGCACCACTGACCGGAACTGGGCCCCGTTCGCGAATAGCGATTGTACGATATGGATCGATAGCGACTCGGTCCCGCTGAGCAGTATCTTTGCGCAGAACCCGGTCGGCCTCCGTCTGGATATCGACCTGCCGGTCGGGCTGCGCTTCGTGCACAGCACCGACCCGACGTCGTCGAGCGGCGAAGATATAACCCACTATTTCACCGAATATCGCCAGACATCCAACGCGCCAGAAACGCCGCGTGCGGCTGTGAATTACTGGTACGGGACTCCCGCAAACTTGTCCTTCGATGTCTCGTATGGCTCGGGCACGGTTGCTAACGGCTTCGGGTCCCCGACCGATATCCTGATGGGTGGATACGCGGTCCGACAATTCACCAGCAATACAAATGCGAGCACGGCCAATATCGGTTACGGCCTGGATTACGACGGGTCGACCAAGTGGGGGACCGGTGTCCCGGCAGGCATCTACACGTTTAGCGTCTACGTCCTGGCGAACTTCTCCGGCGTCCTGCTGTTCGAGCGTAACGTAGCACTGGGTCAGGGTATCGCGCGACGCTTCACGACGTCGAGCATGCCTCAGCGGCTATCGTGGACCTTCTATCATGACGGCACGGCTACCCGGAGCATGTTCCTTCACTGCAACGCCATCCCAGGGACGGATGGCACCGAAGGCTCCATCGCCGTCGGTCTGCCCATGATTAATTCCGGCGAGCATGCCGCCTCGTACGTCATCCCGGGTCTGACGCTGACTGCGGGGACGGGCGGAGAAGCAGTTGAGTTCGGCAACAGTGAGAATTATGGCCGCGACCTGTCAGGCTACGCGAAGCATGCCGCCACAAGTGGCAGCGCGCAGAACATTGCGACCATCACGCTCCCCCGGAACGGGACCTGCATCGTCGAAGCGCGCTTCCTGGCCCGCTACGCCACTGGAGCGGTGAACTTCACTGGTGTCCGTCGTGCGTGCTTTAAACGCGAGTCGGGCACGACCACACAGATTGGCGCCACAGAAACAATAGGGACTGACAGGGCCGATGCGGGAGCAGCGGCATGGGTCGCCACGATCGACAACTCCGGAGACACCCTCAGATTCCGTGAGACGTCCGACTCGGGAGCTATCTGGGAGGTCGACTGGGATATGTCGATAAAGGTGACATGATGAGACATGCTCTGGCAGTTAGTCTTGCTCTGGTGCTTACAGCGTGCTCAGGCGCGCAAAAGCCGACGTGCACCGAACAGTCATTGAATGCGCTCCGTGAGCTATACGGTCGCGCAGCTCGTGACGTCATCGAGAGCGGCGCTTGCGATTCGGTGGAGCGTATTGAGAAATGCGCAAGCTACCGCGCAGTAGAGGCGGACTTCAAACTGGCCATGGAGGGCATGTGTCACTAGACGACGTGTTTCCAGGACTCGCGGCGCACCAGTTTAGAAACGTCCGTCTGGCGGATGCCAAACTCAGCCGCAACCGAGACCTGAGTTCTGCCACTTGCGTACGCCGCCCGAATCGCTCTCACCGTTCCGGCCGTCAGTTTCGCGTTGGGGTTTGCCTCGCCGCGGCATGCTCCTCCGCGCCCCTTCGCGTCTCGGTCCCTTGCGTTATCCATGAGGGTTCCAACGAACAGATGTTGCGGATTCACGCACGGGGGGTTGTCACAATGGTGCAGCACGCAAAGCTCGGTCGGACCGTGTGTAAGCGTCCACGCGAATCTGTGTGCCAGGACCACCTGTCCCTTCCGCGCCCTGAACGACCCATAGCCTGTGCTGTTGAGGCATCCAGTCCACAGCCAACAGGTGTCCGTCTTCGCAACCTTTGCCCAGAACCTATCTGCGGCGGACGGCCTGGGCGGCTTAGGCGAGGGCGCCCTCTTGACCTTGGGGCGCTTCGGAAGCAGGCCTCTGCAGTCATCCCACCAGCAAGCGCGGCAGACAGCCCGGCACATGTCTCGCGAGCGAGCCGAAAAGTAGAAGTACTCGCTAGTAGCTGGTTTGGCAGTGAGGCAGGCTCGGCAGACTTTCTCTATGCATCCCGGTGTCAACATTATGTGAAAGGTAGCACATGAGCCCGTTAGAAGTCGGTGCCGAAGCATTCATTCTGGCTCTGAAGTTCATCGAGTCGCGTCTAGAGGACGACGACGAGCGCTCGATCGCCATGAAGGAAGCCTCGCGCCGCTTGCAAGATGGGCAGCTCATGGCCTTGAGGGCTGATGCGCAAGCGATGCTGGATGCGAGGCGGAAGCGGTGATCGAGCAGCGCATACGCGAAGTCCTGAAGACGATCATCATGTCCTACCTGGATCTGGTGCCGCCTGACCAGCGTGCTGTGCTGTTCGAAGAAGTGTCGGCGACGCTTCGCGAGAAGCTCAGCAAGCGCGACACGCAGCGTGTGAAAGTGCCGGACTTGCTACCATGACCTTCGCCGAAGAATTCCCCTTTCTGTGGAACGACGCCGAGCCGGATGGGTTGCGCATCGCCCGGTGCTGTGAGCTCGCGCTGACCCCCGGCACGATGGGATTTGCTCTCCGCCACGACTTCTACAAGGAGTTCATCGCGTGCGGATACGATCAGGACCTGTCCGCCGTGCGAACATCCTGCGCCATCTTCGCGCGCGCTGTGCTGCATTGGAGCGGGCGCCGCGCAACACGCAAGGGCAAGCCGGGTCAGGGCATCTTCGGCGGCTGGCTCGAAGGTCTGAGCATGAGCGCACCGAGTTGGTGTTTCACCGAAAACTCTCCGCTCGTCCCGGGCGCAATCATCTATCGGGACTACAACCGCGCGACCACAAACCTGGGCCACGTTCAGATCCTGGTGCGGGAAATGGAGCCGGGAAAGTGGCTCACGGCTGAAGGTGGCGGATCGCTAACTCCAGAGGAAGCATCGAAGCTTTCCGTCGCCGATGCCAAGGCAACAAACGGCACCGTTTGCAGACTCAGCGCCAAGCCCAAGGATGTACTAGCCAAGGACTCGATGGGCCGCATCGCCATCGGATTCTGGACGCCTGAGCGTCTCGGCCTGGAGCGGGCCAATTCGTGAGCACCAACCTCGTATCGGCCATCTTCTACGCCGCCATGGCTCTCCCTCCGCCGTACGGTGAGAACGAGCCACCGGACGCGCGGCAGTACCGGCTGGCCGAGCTTGCGGTAGCCATCGACGACGCCTCCGACGGCGTCCCCGAGCTCGCATCGGCTCTGTTGGCAACGGCATGGGATGAGACCAGGCTCTCGCGAAAGGTGCATGAGAAAGGGCCACGGAAGGATACGAAGGGGTGGGCCATCAGCCTCTGGTCGCTCCACACTTGGCGGCTCGTTCCATACGCCGAGTGGAAAACGCTGGGCCACATCGAAGGCACGAAGCGCGCGGCCCTCGTTGCTGCTCGCGTGCTGACCTGGGCTCGAGCTCGATGCGGCACTGTTGCCGGTATGTTTGCCATGTACGCCACCGGTAAGAGCTGCTCATGGAAGGGTGCTGGTAATCGCGTATGGCTCTACAACCGCATCTTGCGCCAACTCGAGCCAGAGGAGTCATAATGCACCAACTCCCAGAACTAGACATGGATCAGAAGCTTGACGAAATCAGCCGTGACATCAGTCTTTTACTCCAAGCAATGCGCATATTGGGTAAGGCGCTCGGCGTGAAGGACGAGATCGATCGACTGACGCATACGCTGGAACAGCGATACTCGACGGAGCCGGGCGCGGAGTAGTGGACGCGAACACATGGCAATTCGTAAGTCAGGTGGGACCGACCGGCCTCGTGTCCGCGGCCCTGGTGTATATGGTGAACGAGCACCGGAAACTGAGCGCCCTGTACAACACTCTCCAGGAGCTCCGGGTCACGGAAGCGAAAGCGAACACCAACGCGATGCTGGCCGTGTACGAGAAAGTGGAACGCCTGCTGGACCAGATCCAGGAGCTACGCAAATGATCCCGGTCCAGTCGGAGGAAGAAGCTCTTGCCGACTGGCTGGACGAGCCCGACACTTCGGTAATCCGAGCGCTACTCGACTCCGACGCCCCCGGCTCCAACGAGGAAGCCGAACGGCTCATGCGGAAGAAGCTCCATTGCCAGGCGCGGAGGATTACTCCCGAGAGCTTCCCCGCTTCGGAGCTCCCAACGACTCCGGGGCGGAAGCCGTAGCGTCGAACGCGCGGAGGGCTGCCTGCACTGGCAAAAGCCGCTTTGAGTCCCGAATAGAGAGCGCGTGCCGTACCGCCTCAACCACCTTCATCGCCGCCGCAAGCTTCGCCTTCGCAGCGTCTAGTTCGCACTGCATCGCGACATAGCTGCCGGCGTTTTCGGTGTAGCGGCGTTTCCAGTTGTCCCGTTCGCGCTCGGCGGCTTCGAGCTTGGTGCGATACGTGTCGCAGTTTCCTTTGAGTTCTGCGCCAAGCTTCAAACTGGAGCCGTAGCGTACCTGCAGAGCCTCGTAGTCGGATTGATAGTTGTCGGCTCGTTCGCGGAGCGAGTCGCAGTACGCTTGCTGCTTCCGTCTCTCGTCGGCCCTGATGGCCTCAGCAAAGACTTCTAGCCGCCCGCGTGCTTGGTCGTAATGCGCTCTCGGCAGCGATCCGAGATCGTGCATGACCGCTTGCTTCGTCAGTTGCACGTGCATCGCCTCCGCCATTTCTCCCTCCGCCTCGCGGCTTCCGCAGCGGCTCGCCATTGTTTGATCAACTTGCCGTGGTCGGGTTTATTCGCGGTCACTTGGCGGCCTCGGAGGTAAGGAGGGCGCTTATCTTGTGCCAGATCGTGGTGATGCCGGCGGCATGGGCGTGCAGCATCGACGGATCTGCTTTGGGGTCGGTTCGAACTACGTCTTCAGCCAGCACGGTCGACACGCGCCATTCGTCCTCGCACAGCTTCGCGCACTCCTCGATCGCAGCCCGTCGCGCTTCGGCTCGGATGGCGGCAATGTCAATGCGAAGCGCCCAGTATCCGTCTCCGCGGTCGATCCATTCGCCAGCTTTTACGCCGGTCCCGGCCGGCGACTCGCATTCGACGAACCTGCCCGCTTCGTGGCTTGGAGGTCCGTCGAATAAGACGTCCAAGTATGCAGCACTCTCAATCGCCATCATCCGCCTCGCTTTCCGTCTCAACCCACCCGCGCCCGGTTCGGTTGTCACTCACCTGTCGTCTCCTTCGCCCGGCGCGGTGTAGTCGTCATGCGCTTCTCCTTCGCGGCTGTAGTCGCATGTTTCCTGCTTCATCGGACGGCCCCGAGCCCCGCTACCTCAGCAGGCAGACCCGAGCGACTCGCACGGGTTTTGATAACCTTCGCAGCATTCAGGTCGGCATGGTCCTCGTGGTGACACGTCGCGCACCGGAAGCGCTCACCACAGCGCGAGGCCGCATCAATGCACCCGCATGCGGAGCACGTTTGCGAGCTGTACGCCGCCGGCACTTCAACGAGCGTGCCGCCTGACCATCGAAGCTTGTAGCTCAGCATCGACGCGAAGCGGGACCATCCCGCGCCGGCAATGCTGCGTCCCAAGTTGCTGCGTTTCATTCCCGCTACGTTGAGTTTCTCGATCACGACGACGCCGTGGCTCTTGGCTAATCGTGTCGACTCAACGTGCAGGAAGTGTTCACGCTGACGCCGGACCTTGCGGTGCAGGCGCATGACGCGAAGCTTTGCCTTCTCTCGATTCTTGGATCCTTTCTTCCGCCTGGCGACAACGCGCTGGGCTTTGGCGAGGCGCGTCAGCGTTCGCTCGAAGTGTTTCGGGTTCGAAGTCAATCTGCCGTCGGAGTCGGCGAGTGTGAACGTGATGCCGCGGTCGATTCCGATGATGGGCTCGGTACGAGGCGCAGGCTCCGGGACATTCAGCTCGCAGGTGATGCATGCGAACCACTGGTCCCCATCGCGGCGAAGCGTGCATACTCGCGGCACGCCCTCGAGCTTCCTGTGCGCAACGACGCGCAGGGTGCCGATCTTGGGAAACTTCAGGAGGTTCCCGTCCAGGCTCCAGTCGCGGGCGTGCGCCTCTGTAATCGAGACCGCGTCCACTCCTTTTCGTTTCCACCGTGGTCTTCCAGCGTCGCGCTTGAAACATCGCTCCCAGGCGGAGCCGAGGTTCGCTAGAAGCCTTTCGCAGGCGTCACGAGGCACATCGCTCAGCCAGGGGAGCTCGGCTCGCAGATGAGTCAGGTCTCGCATCTGGTCGAACGCGGACGGATAGACGCGGCTCGGTCGCGCAAGCCCCATCAGGCGCTGCTCGAGGGCCAGGTTCCAGAGCCAACGCAAGGCGGACTCCCAAGCCGCCAGACGCTCCTGCTGCTCGGCAGTCGGATAGATTCGGAAGCTGAAACTTTTGTGAACGATCAAGGCTCACTCCACGCCTTCGCGGCTGGGGTCACGGCGGCTTGCCCGATTTCCTGTTCAAGCCTTCCCGCAAGCGCATTGATGAGCATCGCGTCGGCATCTCGCTCCCAATTGGCGTAGCTGCGTAGCAGGCCTACGACTCTGAGCCTGTCAGCGGTTACAGCTTCCGAGAACTCAGGTAGCGTTACGTCGCGCGCGAGCCTCACCGAACCACCGTGAACGCCATTCCGTCCCGAGCGTCGATTATGCCGTCTTGGGGCAGAGGCCCCGATTTTCCACCGTGAGTCCACGCGACCGTGCAGGCATCAGATGGGACCCCCGCAAGCTTGACAATGTAACGGCAGCTGATGCGCCTCCGTTGAAACTGAGAGAACACGTGCTGTTTCCCGTTTACCGTGATCGTCATCTCTCGCTCCTCTCACTGTGACAACGGTGTACGCATCCGCCGTCGGTTCCACGCCATCTCACGCCGTCCCACGCATCGCCACGCAAACAATCCCGCAAACTTGCGCGAATGTCGACGAAATGGAGCGGTTTCCTAAACCGTGGGTCGTACGTTCGAATCGTATCGGGGGCGCTGGATTTCTGATCGGGCTCCGAAAACGTGACGTCGTTGTACCGGACCGCCGGAAATCGGATAGGGCAACGGTTCACGTCAGCACCACCAGGACATGAGCCACCAGGCGGGTTTACCGGTTGCTTTCAGCTTGTACTTTTTGCAAAACGCTTCGATCTTGCCGTCCCACTCCGGCTTCGGCTCAGGTGTCGTCACTTTCACCGGATGCCCTCGGTGCGCAATCCGGCGTGTTCCCTTGATCGCGACGAAGTGCATCGTGTAGTCGCCAGAGCAGTGCGACTCGATTTCGATTCCGCCTTCCGAGTTGCCCATGAATGCCATGTAGGCGGGCCCGGACTCCTCTCCACCCTCCTCGTCGTAGTCCTCTACCGAGCCTTCTTCGAGCGGCACACCGTAAGCGACAATTGCGTCCGTTGACTGGCCCATCACACCCTCCAAAACCGCTGCGGGGGTCACCATGTGTGCAACTCCGAAAGGCACTTTAGCGCCTGGCAGAGTCGACCAATCGCGTGGCATTCACAGGTAGCCGGGACCCCCGTTTCATCCCGGTTCGGGTCCCGCGCTCGCTCGCCACGTCGCGCGATCGCATGGCCGAGCTCTGTGTGCATATCCTGGAGCAAGTCCTGGATCGGTGTTTGATTGTCATACTTGTTCATGCTGCGCTCCAAAACCGCTGCGGGGTCATTTGGGTTGGTCCTTGTCCTGCTTCGTGCACGGATACGTGTAGACCACATCGGGGATGTCCGTCGGCTCCTCGTGCATCCCGTCGCGCACAGGTACCTCGCATTCGCAGCCCCAGCACTTCACGTCGTTGTCGCTCATGCTGCGCTCCTTGTTAGCCACTCCCAGCTCCGTCGCCGGAATTCGATTGGGTCAAAGTGCCGGTCTCTCCCGGCTGTCACGTCGCGCGACAGTGCGCCTGACGTTGGCGCTTGTTCCGTAGTCGCTTTAGGGGCTTCGGGGTTGTAGGGACACTCTCCCTCGGCCAAGCTCGTCGATGGCGGTAAAGCCAACGTCCCACTGAGCTGAACACTGTGTTTTAGCTTCGCCTCCGCCAGCAAGGCGAGCGCCTCAACCCGAGGCTGCCCGTAAACCTTGTCCAACATCGCCGTCGAGCTATGCCCAAGCAGCCGCCGAATCACGTCCCGGTCAATCCCGCTTTCGAGCAGCATCGTCGCATGAGTCCGCCTGAGGTCGTTCGGCGAGCAGTACTCGATCCGAGCCCGCTTGCATGCCCATTTCAGCGTCTTGTGCGCCGCCGGCCAGGGCTTGAGCGGCAGGTACCCGAACGCCGGCTCGAGAAGCGGCCGGTAGAGCGACAGGATCGGAACCGTGCGGAGCGAGCCTTCCGTCTTGGTGCCGCGAATTGTGACCCGGTCGGAACCGATATCGGACGGGAGCAATCGCCGCGCCTCGCTGTATCTGAGCCCCAGGCCGACCATCAACGCGACCCAGGCGCCTTGCCATGGCTCGAGACTGGTCAGGAGGGCTCCGAGCTCGGGACGGGTTAGGGCTCGTGTCCTGGGGTCGTACGTGCCGTGCAAGTCCGGCGGCTTGAGAGAGTCGATGTCACCCGGGAAGCATCCGCCACGCTTGGCCAGCTGGAGCACGCTGCGAAGGTGCGTCCACTCTTTCATGATGGTCAGATCCTTCACGTCCTCGTCGCGTCGCTGGGCCACGTAGGCATCGAGCAGCTCCGGCGTCACCGATGCGAGCGACAAGTCACCGCCCCACACGCGGACGAAGTGACCGAGCTTTTGATTCGCGACGTTCATGGTTGCTTCTGATACCTGCGGCTTTTTCATCTTCAGCCAAGCGACGATCCACTCCCCGATCGTTGCGGCTTGGGCCTTCGCCGTGGCTGGGTCTGCGGCAATTCGCTCGCGCGCGGCTTTCCAACGGCGGGCGGCTTCCTTGTCGGTGCAGCCGGTCGAGACGCGCCGACCCGTGACGGGATCGCGGGTCCACCATTTGTCGCCGCGCTTGTAGAACCCGTCCCGTTTTCGTGAAGCCACGATAGCAACCTCTCCTGTGTGAGTCTCCACTCGCCCCGAGTCACTTCGAACGCGCCAGCCGACCGCATGCGAGCGATCGCTACACGCCGCGAGACCCCCAACGCGGTCGCCACTTCATTCGGCGTCAGGAGTTTCATCCGGCCCCTCCATGAACTCCCAAACGCGCTGCTTGGTCTCATCATCGAGACGCGAGTACAGCATCGCCTGTCGCGCGTTCTGCTTTTGCTCCAGCGCGCCCAACTTCAGCTTCGTTTGCTTTTCGCAGCGCTGGAGTAGCGCTTCGCGTTCGGCTTGATCGCGCGCCTTGTACTGGTCGAGGCGGTCGACGGCGGCGCCGAAGGAGAGTTTGCTGTTGCGGTTGCGTCTGGTCTTGGCGGGAACCTTGGCGTTCATCAGATACGTCCTTGTGACTTGAGGTCACCTTCGAGCTGGCGCTTACGGCGATTCCACGCATAGCCAATCTTCTTCCGCATGTCGGGGTGCCAGGTGTCGCGCTGCTCGGGCGTATGGCACCCATGGTCTTCCAAGGCAGCGGACAACTGCGCCATGGTTTCGGCTTGGTGAATGGCGATGATGATGGCGTCGAGGTCATCTTCATCGCGTCCGAACACTTCGCCTGGCTCAGCCTCGCCATGCGGGGAGATACGCGGCGGAGCGTCGAGCACCTCGCCAGTCTCCTGATCGACGACGACGCGGCGAGCATCCCGAATCGATTCGAGCTCGGATTCATCCAGGAACGAGAGCCCGCAGATCGAAAGCGTGACCCTCCTCTTCGCCTTGGTGTGAGCCTTCATGGTTGCATTCGCGAGTGCCTCGCCAGATAAGCGCCCGATTGCGACTGAGCCCACATCCTCATCGACGCGACCGTCAGGCTTTGAAGCGCGAGCTGTCACGGTATACACACCGGCTTCAGCGTCGAAGCGGCGGTCAACAACCTGGACACTGACGCTGTGTACCGCACGCAGCTGGTCAGTGCAGCCCTTGTTTGCGTACAGGACGAGCTTGCCGTTTAGCTGCAAGTAATCGAACGGACGAGTCAGCGGATTGAGTCCTAAGGACTGGCAGACCTCGGCGTAGTAAGACACGCGCTCCGACGCAGAGAGCTTCGAAAGGTCGCCGCTGATCGCCACGCGCTCCACGAGAGCGGCTGAGGGTTCGTGTTTTACGAGCTGCATTGTCACGGGTTTTCTCTCCAATCGTTTCGAGCGTTCCACCTCGGCTAGCGATGCACGAAGCTGCCGCTCCAGCGTGCTTCGGTCGGTCATGTCTCTCGCTCCCCGCGCGACACGGCGACAACTAGCGCAGCAACAGCGCCGCTCAGCTGTAGGACGGCTTGCGACAGACTTATCAGCGCAAGGTGCGTTTCGTGGCGCTCCAATGCTTCCATGCACCGGTCCACATGCGGACGCATTTTATCGACGTATTCCTTGGCTACATCTGCGGTCATTGCTTCCCCACAAACGCCGCAGTGGCAGCGATGATGTGCAGGGCTTGGCGAGCCGCATCCACGCGCTCAAGCAGGTAGCGCTCTGAGAAGTCCTGACGATTCGCGTGCATCCGCAGTGTGACCCATACGCTTTGCAACATGTCGACGGCTTCGCGATAGTCCCGAAGCGCTTCAGCGCGTTCACGGGGGATGATGTGCGCTCCGGCTTTTGCGGCGGAGCTCACAGGCAACCCCCGCACACACGGACCCTCGCGTAGATGCCGCAGTAAAGCTCTTCCTCGATCGCGTAGGAGTCCTCGGGGGCAATCAACTCACCGCATGCGTTGCACTCGATGCACTTGCACGGAGTGAAGCCGCATTCCCCACAACAGATGCGCGGCTCGTCCAACAACGCAGCGCGTGCTCGCTCGAAGATATCGAATGCGTTCACGCTGCCGCCCTTCGCTCGAGAGCTTCGATGACGAGCGCCCGAGTCTTCTCGCTCGGCGGCTTGCAGCCGGCGCAGATGGCCAGCTTGCTCCACTGCTCCTCCGTAAGCGTGTGAGCCCAGGAGACGAGCCCGGTGGCTCCGCATTGTTCGGTGAGCTGCGAGCCCAATCGCTCGATTTCGGCGACTAGGCGGTAGGCTTTGAGCTGGCGGGCGGCGTGTTCGTGGCGGTTCTTGCTGGCCATGCCTAAACCTATAATCGTGGGTATAGGCCGAGTCAAGGACAAAACGCAAGAATGTGCTCTTCCAGCCATAAACGAGGCGAATTCGGTACGGGGCCGCTACTTGGCGCGCTTCGCCGCGAGCTGGGCTATCCGGAGCTGGTGCCGCTGGTTCTCTTGGTCGAAGGCGTATTTCTTCCCGCCTCGGTTTTCCCACCAGTCGAGGGCATCGCGCACTAGCTCCCACGGAGCCTGATTGAAGTAGTCCGCGAGCACGCACACCGTCTGGAACTTTGGCTCGTAGTTCCCGCCTACGATGTTAGAAAGCACCGGCTGGCTCACCTTGGTCCGCGTAGAAAGACGGACCTGGGAGTATCCGCGCGCTAATTCCTGGCGCACCAAAAGGTGTAGGTACCAACCGATCGCCTCGTGCCGGTCGTCCGCCATCCCGTCTAAAGGGTCGTACGGGCTCGCGGTTTTGACAATCGGACGTGGCGGATAGCCAAAGACCTTGCGTCCGCCCATGCTCTCGATTATAGGCATAGTACGGTGTCTCGCAATCCTAGACGTCTGCTCCGTAGTTTTCTCGCTCAGCACGGTCTTTCCCAGCCTGCGTTTGGTAAGCGCATCCGGGTCAGCGGCATCCAGGTCTACAAGTACCTGAGTAAGGACCGGGACGGCCGCTGGCGCGCTACCCCGAGCGAAGCCGTCAAGCTCGCGATTGAGGTTGCGACGAAAGGGGCGGTTCCTGCGGCACTTTGGCCAATCAATGACCGACGCCATGCGGAGAAAGGCCAGCGTAGCTCCGGTTCTTGCTCCGACGTGAGTGTCGCTGACCGACGTAGCCGTCAGAGAGCACGACGTGGAGCGGCAGCCTAACGAGTGAACAGGAGGACTCAGCATGAGCGTATTCGCGAGCGACTGGGAAATAGAGGCTGTTCCAGAGGAAAGCGGAGTCCGCCGGGGCCGCCCAGGCTCCGCCCACTGCCGCCGCTGCGGGGGCTACTGCAAAGAGGGCGAGACGCTCTGCTCTGGCTGCGTCGATGGGACCAGGCGCCAGCGTCGAGGCTTCTGCGATCCGGATGCCCTGCGCTCCTGTGTCCGATGCGGCGAAGTCCACCCGCGCTCGGAGTTCCAATACGTCATCACAGCTGGCCGGAGGCGCCTCTACTGCACGACATGCGCGGCGATCCCCCGGAAGCCGGCTCCGTGCTGCGATTGTGCTGGCCTCCCCTGGCGCCGTGAGCGGCCCGCCTGCCTGGCCTGTGGCGAGCAGTACGAGCGCGAGCCCGACGTGGAGCTGGACCACGAACGCCGCCTCCCAGGGGCCCTTGCCAGGGTGCTTGGGGCATGAGCGGCGCTGGGGACATCGGCTGCGCCATCGTCGCGCGGCGCGTGGCCGAGAGCTACTACATGAGCGTCGATGACATCCTAGGCCGCGACCGCACCAAGTCGATCGCCGAAGCTAGAGCCGTAGCCTTCGTCGTCGCGCGCGCGGTCCTACAGCGTAGCTATCCGGAGCTCGCCAAGGCTTTCAAGCGGGATCATGGGACAGTCATGGTCGCGTGCCGGAGGGTCGCCAAGCGCATCGATGATGATGCTCTGTTTGCTGCTCGTGTGGGGCGGATCATGAGGGTTTGTCGGGAGGAGCTCGTAGCGTGAAGCCCGAGACCAAGCTCAGCCGTGCCATCCGAGAGCAGCTCACTAAGTGCGGCTTCATGGTCGAGCGCATCCAAAGCGGCAAGGTCAAGGTCCGTCGAGGCTGGATGTATCTCGCCTCGAAGGGGACGCCAGACCTACATCTGGTTGGGCTTGGCTGGCTCGAAGTGAAGCGGCCCGGCGAAGAGCCTGATGACGAGCAGCTCCGGTGGCACGCGCAAGCACGTGGGCGGGGGGCTCGCGTCGCTGTGGTTCACAGCGTGGCGGAGGCTGTGGAGCTGGCGCGGGTTTGGAGGAAGTGCTCGTGAGCAAGGGCCGGCGGGACGAGATCGCCAGAGACTCAAGGCTCGGCCCTCAAGCCCGGATGCTGGCTCTGGTACTCGATGACCACAGTGAAGGTCTCAAGCCCACCGAAGCGGTCATCATGCTAAGCCTCCCATACCGGTCACTCGCACGCTGGGCAGCTGAGCTAAGAGACACCGGCTGGTTGGCCAAAACCTGCCACCGGTGGCAACTTATCCTGCCACCCATGGCAGACCAACCTGCCACAGATGGCAGCCATATGTCACCGGTGGCTGCCGCCGATGGCAGCCAATCTGCGCCTTGCGCGCGCGGTCTCAGAGAAGATCTCTCTTCTGTAACCTCTGAAGATCCCAAGACTGTAAGCATAATCCAATCTGAGAGCTTAGGGGAGTCTGAGGGGGGAAACTCAGTTTCCGAGCCTGAGAAACTTTTGGAAAAAAAAACTCCGGAGAAAAAACCGAGAGGGAAGAAGCGTTGGCCGGTGGGGCTGGATGCCACTGCGGCCATGCGGCAGATCGCACAAAAGCGAGGTATCGACTTCGAGCTCGAGTTCGACAAACTCCGAGACCACGAATTCGCCAACGGCCATACGGACTGGGAGGCTGTTGGACGGAACTGGATGCGGAAAGCCAGGCCAGAACGCAACGGGTTCAGTCACTCGAAGCCGCCTGGCCTCGTGGCTCACGAGCAGCACCAGCGTCCTCCAAGCAGGAGATCGCAGGCGGTGCTTGATCGGGTGGAAGCCGAAGTGAATGGTTTGCGAAGGGAGTCGGGCGGTGGACGCTGACGCAAAAGCTAGGCTTGCAAAGGTTCAGGATCCAGGGTTTCGAAAACTTCTGGAGGAACTGTATTGGCACGTCATGCGCAATGAGAATGACCCGAAGTTTTGGGCCAGGGAGCGGATTCGAGCCGCACAGAAGCGACAGGACGAACTCGACTGGGCTCACGCACTCACAGCCAGCGCGCTTCGCGGCGTATTCGGCAAGCCTGCGCAGGACATAGCCAACAAGCGGACTGGCCAGGGCGAGCGACTTGACGATGATACGTGCCTCCTCGTGGCTAGAGATGTTTGCAGTCTCCCATCAGCGGAGCGGAAGCGAGTCAAGGAATGACCGCCTACGCCATCTGCATGGTCTGCGACGCCCCCGGAGTCCGTTCGTGCCAACACGGCACAGGCAAGGTCATACTATGTGCTTATCACGCGAATCTGCTCGGGAAGTACCAAAGCTTCGGAGGATCCTTGCGCAAACGGTACGCAGAAAAGCAGCGGAAAGGCAGGGCGAAGTGAAACGCAAAAGCAACATAATCACAACCGCCTCTGGGGCTTACAAGGTGACTTTCAAAGCAAAACGCAAAACCAAAAAGAAACCCCGCAAGCAGAGCTCGGCGAGGGTGAGTAGCTTGGCGGCGAAGTGGCTGAAGTATGCGCTTGAGCCGCCGCTGGATGGCCCGCTGATTGTTCCGTCGCCGGTTATGGCTACGCTGTGTGCTTCCGTGCTGAGTCAGGATGAGACGAAAGGGCAGCGATGAAACTACGGCTCACAAGTCTGCCACTTCACGAACATCGGCCCGATGACGCAGCCTCCGCTTGGGTTCCAAGCGCACTTCTGAAGCCACAGGTCGGATTCGCCACATGCTGGAACTCGGGTAATCCAGCCACCGGGAGCGGCGTTGCAGCTGGCCTCATCGAGGGACCAGCAGTACGGACCGCCGCCAGCCAGGTCAGGATGGCTCAGGACGCAGTTTGCGGTACAGACGGGGACGAAGTCGGGTTGCGGACCCAAAACCTCTCCCCGGGGCTCGTAGGCCTCGGATTCGGTGGTGCCGCCCGAGCAGCTCAAAGCCAACAGGACCAGCGGGAACCCCGAACGCATGGTGGAATGGAAGCACGATGAGCGCCGCCGAACAACTGGACCAGGTCACACGCGAGATTCATCCTCGCCAGGACACTGTTTCGGCTCGGGTTCGGTACGTCATCGAGTTGATGGCCAGTGGCTTGTACGAGCGCGGCGTCACATCCCGCGAGCTCGCCGCCGACTGGGGACTTTCGGTCAAGAGCACCGAGGAGTACGCGGCTCAGGCATCTAGGCATCTCGAGCTTCTGGGGCAGCGCGAGCACGTGCTTCAGATGGTTCGGAACCGAGCGGCCCAGTGGATCGACCAGTTTGGACCGGACCGCGTTCCGGCTGCCAAGCTCCTGATCGAAACCGTCGGCGGCATCGTCCAGCGTCACGAGCACAAGGTCGAACTCAGTAACCGAAGCGACGCGGAGCTGTTCGTGTTGTGCATGACCGAGATCCGGAGCGATCCGGCGTTGCGTGCGAAGGCAATCGCGTTCTTGCAGAGTGAGAGCGCGGATGTGGCGTTGCTGACGGAGGGGGAAGCGGTGGAGTGATGGTCTTCGATGCATACGGACAGCCTGTAGAAGTGGAACCGATTGCGGATGCACCGCCGCGTGATGCATGGGAAGAGGCGATGATTGAACGCGAGACGAGATGGCTCAAAGCGATGGCTGATGATTGGGCGAGGCGTGGCTGCCACTGGGAGGGAATGTGAAACTCCAAGAATTCCAATTCCACCCGCATGCGATCCAGGTCGCGGGGATGCCAGTGCAGAACGTTGCGGTGGGTCGCGATGGCGTGACAGAGATCCAACTATTCGAAGGCGTGCTCATCGTTGCACGTGGCACCAAGGTGTGGTTCACACACACGAGCTATGGGACTGGGATGCCGATCGATGAGGTGCCGCCAATGCCGGAGCTGGCACCTGACAACGGCGATGGCTGGGCGCTGAAGGACACCCCGAAGGAAAAGCGAAAGGTGAGAAGTCGATGACCCAGAAGGACAGCGCAGGACGCGGACTCTACGAGGTCGATGGCGTCCACTACGACTTCGAGTACGTCGAGGGGGATGTCCAACCGCGCAACGATAACGTTTTGATCCGCTGGGAAGAGATACCGGAGACGACCGAGAGCGGACTCGTAGCGTTGCCTCGGAACGACTACGCGCGAGCAATCGACGGACGTGCGGCCATCGTGGTCGCTGCTGGCCCCGGACCGAGCTACAGCGCGAAGTGTGGCGAGTGCGGTAAGGCCAAGAATCCGTATCCGATGGGAGTGAAGCCGGGCGATCGCGTGATCGTCGATGGGAGACAGGTCGGAGAGGTCATCTTCGTGGACGGGGTGGAGCATCGGTTGGTGAGGGAGGCGGAGCTTTTGGCGGTGGTTGAGTCGTGAGCAAACACGCGCGACAACTCCGCCGGCTGCAACAGCCACGGCTTGGTCGCTCGAACCGCAATCGTCCGGCGGTATGGGCGTTCTTGAGGTGCAAGCGAACAGAGATGAAAGCGATGTGGTTCCAGTTGCGGAAATCTATGAACTTCACGCTCTGGGGGTATCGGGGATGAGACGACGCCTTCTCGATGCCCTGTGGGTCCTCTGCTACGGCTACACGTACACACAACGCGAGGCGAAGCTGGAAGCGCTCAAGCGCATCTACGCTCAGATGACGGTGGAGGAAAAGCGGGTGCTCGGTGAGCAGAAGCGGATGTGGAATTAGCATGGGCTTCTGGGACCACAGCGACGACAAGCCTTACTGTCAGGTGAAGGAAGAGACGCCGATGAAACTCACCCGCAACCGACTACGAAAGCTCCACGCGCCACCGCTCACGCTCGATCGCATCCTGTTCGATACGGATGCGCCAGCTCCAACAGTTGAGCTGGCAGACGAGCGCCGCAAACTCATCGAGCAGTTCCGTTGGTTCCAGGACGACTACAAAGAAGCGAACGCTATCCGGCTCTGGGACCACTTCACCGAAGCGTTCAAGGATTACAACGCGGAGACGGACGGCATCTCGAAGGCCATGACGTTGGTCGAGGCCATCTACGAGCATCGGCGGAAGGAGCGACATGCGAGCAACAGCGGCGTGGTTACGCCGTCGGGGAATGCTTGAGATGATGGACTATCGTGACCGGCTTATCCCGGAGCCTATGAGCGGCTGCCACCTATGGGAAGGTGGACTGAACACGTGCGGCTATGGTCTGGCGAAGCGAGGCGCGGGCCGGTCAAGGCTTGTACATCGCCGTGTGTGGGAAGATGAGTGTGGGCCAATCCCTGATGGGATGTGCGTTCTGCACAAGTGCGACACGCCATCTTGCGCCAACCCGGACCATCTGTACGTTGGCACGAAACGACAGAACACACGCGACATGGTCGAGCGTCAGAGATGGAAGAAGCCTCCAGCGCAGTGCGGAGCGCAAAACGTCTTTGCAAAGCTGACCGACGTACAGGTGTGTGAAATACGCACGGCTTGTCGGAATGGCGAGACGCAGCGCTCCGCGGCTAGGCGCCACGGTGTCAGTGAGTCACTCGTAAGTCTCATCATTCGGCGGATGGTCTGGGACTATCCCGCAGCTGGTTAGTCAGTGCGCGCATCCGCTGCGTGGCTAAGAAGGCGCGGCAAACTGGAGCCGGCGTTTGTTGCCGCCTCGTTCCCTCAACAGCGCGCGTTCGCGACCGATGCGAGTAAGAGCGTCGCGGCATGCTGTGGTCGACGTAGCGGCAAGTCAATCGCGTTAGCCATTCGGTGTCTGCTAGCTGCGGAGAGGCACCCTGGCGAGATGTGCCTCTACATCGCGCAGACCAAGAACAACGCGCGCATGATTGTGGGCCGTGCGCTGATGAACTTGTCGCGCATCTTCGAGCTCGGCTTGGTCATGAAGGAAGTCGACGGCCGGCTCAATGTGCTGTGCCCGAACGGCTCGCGCATCTGGCTTGCCGGCGCGCATCATCGGGAGGCCTTCGAGGACTTTCGCGGCCATAAGTTCAGTGAGATCCAGGTGGACGAAGCGCAGCTCCACGGCGTGTACTTGCAAGAGGCCGTCGAGGAAGTGCTCGAGCCTGCGTTGGGTGACATGGACGGCGCGATGGTCGTGTCCGGCACACCATCACCGATCCCGGTAGGATTCTTCCACAGCGTAACAACCGGGCTAGACCATGATGGCTTCGGCCATGCTATCCCGGCATGGAGTTGCCATCACTGGACGATGGCGGAGAACACGTTCTTTCGAAACGGGAAGGGCGACAAGTACAGGGAGGAAATCCGTGTCAAACGAAACTGGTCAGAGGACCATCCTACGTTTCTGCGAGAGTATTACGGGCATTGGGTCCACGATACCGAATCGCTGGTTTATCCATACGACGCAGAGCGGAACGGGTATTCTGACCATCCTGCGGCCCCCATGGTCAAAGTCCTGGGAGTGGACCTCGGATATGAGGACTCGACCGCATTTGTGCTGCTCGGATACGTCCCAGGGTCGCCTAAAATCTACGTGCTCGAAGTCTGGAAGCGCCAGCACTTGATACCAAGCGCCATCGCAGCCCACATCGAGAAATGGAAGCGTGAACACAAGCCGGGAATCATCGTTGCCGACGCTGGCGCGCTCGGGAAGGGCTACGTAGAGGAGTTCAACCAGCGCTACAACCTCGGCGTCGACTACGCCGAGAAACAGCACAAGATGGCGTACGTCGAGATGCTGCGCGGAGACTTCCTGTCCGGGACGCTGCTCATCGACCCGTTCAAGTGCCGGGAGCTACTGGATGAACTCGCCGTGCTCCAGTGGAACGAGGACCGAGACGGCTTCGACGAGAGGTTCCAGGACCACGCGGCCGATGCGCTCCTGTATGCCTGGCGAGCCGCTCGAGCTTATTACCGCCCCGAGTTCGAAGGCCCCAAGCCAGGCACCCCGGAATGGATACAGGCCGAGGTGGACAAGGTCAGAGCCGAACGCGAGAAAGAGATCAAGAAGCGGGCGCGCAAGCGTCGCACGTGACTCACCTACATGGGTGTGGCATCCTGCAACACTGAGGTAGGTAGGTATGGCAAATATCGTTTTCAATATCGCCAAGGGGCGCATCGTTGAGTTCTACAATCGCGTCGAAAGCGACGATCCATCACCGTCGGCTTTCATCCTTGTTCCGATCGAAACATCGGGCCTCGAGTCGGACGCGACGCTGATCGACAAGGATGACCTCGCGGCGGTATTGAGCGGCGCGACAAACGAACAGACGACGATGGGGCGTAAGACGCTCACGCAAGCCGAGCTCGCTGCGCTCCCGGCTCCCGACGACGGTAACGATCGCTATGACGTCTCGCTTCCGACGGTGACGTGGACCGCGGCGACCGGCAACGCAATCAGCAAGATCTTGGTCTGCTACGACGCTGACACGGGAGCCGGAACGGACTCGAACATCATCCCGCTAACGCTGTTCGACTTCGCCGTGACCCCGGATGGCAGCGATATCCAGATGACCACGGGAGTCTTCTTCCGCGCGAGCTAACCGGTGGCGAACACCGGAAACATATTTCCCGGCACAGGGGAGAACAACGCAGGCATCGGTGCGACCGCGTGGGTCAGCCCCGGCAACATCGTTAGCGACAACGCGACCGATTCCACGTGCACGGCAGCTGCATCGTCACAGTACCTCGTAGCGCGCAACTTCAACTTCGCGAGCGTTCCGACCAACGCGACGATCGCCGGCATCGTCGTCCGCATCGAGGCGAGCGAAAGCAGCACCGGCGCAGAAACCCTCAACGCCAAGATCCAAGATGATACCGGCGCGCTTGTCGGCGACACCAAGACGGCGTCAATCAACGGTACGAGCAAGACCGTCTACACCTACGGCACGACGTCGGACGTGTGGACGTCGGCGCCCACGGGGAACAAGGTCCATGACGCCGATTGGGGCGTGCGCTTTTGGTACACGACTGCGCACAATATCGCCGTCGATTACGTCACGATGGCGCTCGAGTACACGGTACCCGGGCCTGGTATCGCGACTCAGACCAACACCGCGCTCGGGCTTGGGAAGGTCAAGAGCAAGGCTACGGGAGTAGCGACCGAAGCGGATACAGCGCGAGCCCTGAGCCTGTTGCGCCTCGCGGGTCGAGCGAACGAGACGGACTCGGCACTCGCGCTCGGCAAGCTGAAACGGAAGGCCGCCGACTTCGCGCAGGAGATGGACCACTGCGCGTGCATTCGCATCCTCGTGACCAAGGCGACCGAGGCCGATGCCGCGCAGTCGCTAGCCTGGGTGAAGGTTCGCGCGACTGGAACGGCTACCGAGACAGATGGCGCATTGGCATTGTCAGAAGGCGGCGGAACCGAAATCCCTGTAGGTCGCGCGGATGATACGGCAGCTGCGCTGGCGCTGGTGGCATCCAAGGTGCGGACAATCGGAGCGGGGTCCGAGACAGAATCCTCCCTTGCGCTCGCGCGGATCAAGGTGCGATTGGCCGGCGTATCAATCGAGAGCGATACCGCCTTCCAGCTCTCGACAGGCGATGTCATCGAATTACTTGTGGGCAGGGCCGAAAACCACAGCGTTGCGCTTCGACGCCCCTGCTACGGGGGCATTCCGCATGGCCGTCGCCGGAAACGGCTATCCACCCGGAAGCTACCGCGCCATTGAGTTGGCATCTGCGCCAATGCCTTGGATGACAACCCTTTGGCAGGCGTGCTAAGACTCTGGCGTGGCTGAGGGCAGACGTCCTGGGGTGCGCGCGGTACATCCGCGCTGGCATCAACTCTCGGGCGAAAAGATGGCCCATGAGGTTTGCGCGATCGCGGACGGTTTAGAAGCTGACCAGAAGGGGCGGCAGAACCGATACCTGTTACTGACATCGCTCTACGAAATGCGGCCGCTCGATTCGCTGACGGCTGCGGCGTACGACAAGTCGGACAAGTATTACGAAGAGATCTACATCCCGCTGGCTCGCAGCTTGTGCGATACGGTGCAAGCGGATATCGCAGGACGACAGCGCGTCAAGGCGCAGTTCTCGACGACTGGCGCAGACTGGCGCACTCGGCGCCGCGCGAAGAAACTCGACCAGCTCGTGGAGGCTGTGTTCCACCAGGAACAAGCCACGTACGCCAATGCTTGGGAGCTATTCGATGACGTGTTTCTCGATGAGACCATTTGCGGCGCAGGCGTCACGACCTGTTACGTGGACGACTCGATGGGTGATCCGAAAGCGATCATCCAACGTCGCAAGCCGGGCTCACTGAAAGTCGATCCCCGTGAAGCGGAGAACGGTGACCCGCTGAACTTTTTCGACCATGAGATGTTCGACGAAGACAAGCTAATCGCAATGTTCGTCGATGCCGATGACATCATGGTGCGCGACCGCGACGACGAAGGAAAGGCCGGCGAGTGGCGGCCCATCACCGAGGAAGAGCGAGAAGCGCGACGCTGGGCGATCCAGGACGCTGCGATGCACGACGATAGCGTCACGCTGCAGCAGTACGGGACGACGCGCATCGCTCGGAGTGTGAAGGTCCGGCTCGCGTGGCGAAAACCCATCAGCAAGGATAAGCCGGGGCTTCGCGCCGTCTGCATTCCTAAGTGCGTGCTCGATGAGGACGATTGGACGCGAGGCGATCCGGCTGTTGTCTGGCGCTGGGCGCGCGAACGTGGCGGCTACTGGGGCACTGGGCTTGTTGAGGAAACCAAGAGCCTAGCTGCGGAGTTCAATCGCTCGATGCAGCTCTTGCAGGAACGCATGGTGCTATGTGCGAACAAGCGCACGTTCATCAAACGCGGCTCCGTTGCTGAGGAAGAGCTCGAGAAAAACGAGGTCGAGAATATCATCAACGTCGACGGCGACGTGATGCCGGTGGAAACGCAGATACCGCCGTTCACGCCGCAGGAGCTCGAGTTCATTACGCTGGTGCGCCAGCTCTGTTTCGAGTCGCCGGGTGTATCGCTCGCGGGAGCCACAGCACGCAAGGAACAGGACGTCACCGCAGGCGTCGCGATCCGAATGCTCATCGACAAGAACGCACAGCGGCTCGTCATCAAAGCGAAGTACGGCTACGAGCAACCCGTCGTCCAGCAGGCAAAGCAACTCGTCCATGCGATTGCCGAATGGTGCGAGGCGACTGGGAAGGACTTCTCCGTCGCGCTCCCGACCAAACGCGGAGTCAAAGAAATCAAGTGGAGCGAGGCTTCACTGGATCTGAATAAGCTGGTGGTCCTGGTCTACGCAGGCTCGGCGCTGCCCGATGACCCTGCTGGTCGGACGCAGATGGTTGCAGAAGCGTTCCAGCAAGGTCTGATGAGCCCTGCGACCTATAAGCGGCTTGTCGCATGGCCGGACCTGGCTGCAGAGGTCGACCGCGAGAATGCCGAGTACGAGTATCTCGAGAGCATTCTCGAGCGCTACTTGGATGCCACCGAGGACGAGCCTTATCAGTACGACCCGCCCGACGGCTACATCATGAACAAGGCCGCCGCGATGATTCAGTTCGTCCAGGCTTACTTCGTAGCGAAGCGGGACGGAGCGCCGGAGTTCAATCTCCAGATCCTGCGTCGCTACATGCTGCAACTCGGTGAGGCCATCGATCGCGCGATGCAGCCACCCGAGCAGCAAGCTGGTGGCACTCCCCCGAGTGCAGCGATTGGAAACCCCTCCCAAGGCATGCCCGGTGCGGCTGTGCCACCAACTATCGGAGCGGCAGCATGAGGGACGCACATGGATGAGCAAGCACCCGCAGCGGCACAAGCCACCGAACCGACCCCGCTCGAGAATACGGCTCAGGCAGCAACCATTCAATGGCAGAAGGCCGAGCGTGCTCTGGCGGCGATTGAGGCGAACGGTGGGAAATCACCGCCTCCGCCTCCGCCTCCGCCCGATCCGGAAAAGACTCCGACCGAGCCGGCTCCACCCGACAAGGACGAACCTGAGCCCGCAGCGGCCAAGGACGACGACGACAAGACCGAAGGCAACCCGAAGGTCGCGGAGCTTCACACGCTCGCCAAAGAGCTGGGCCTAAAGGTCGACGCGCGCGGTGTTACCACCGAGGAGCGCTACGGGTTCCGCCAGGAAAAGCGCAAGTGGCAAGAGGGCGCGAACAAGCGAGATGCCGAGTACAAACAGCGGCTCGAGCAGACCAACGCCTACTTTGCCCCGCTGCATCCGGCCGTCGAAGCCCTCAAGCAGGGTGACATCGATGGGGCCGTGCGCGCGCTCGCCAAGGCCGTGAACGATGAGGAAATCGCGACGGGCGGACTCAACGCGGCGAACAAGCGCCTGCTGAAGCGCGCTGCTGGTGAGGACCCGCGCATCGACGAGCTCGCGCGCTGGAAGGCGCAACGGGAAGCCGAGGATTCGCGCCGCGCTCAGGAAGCCCAGGAGCAAGCTGAGCAACAGCGCCAGCAGCAAGAGCGCGACCGCTTCGTACTCGCTAAGGCTGAGGAGATGAAGGCCTATGACGACCCATACATATCCAAACTCGCGCTGAAACCTGTCTTTGCCGCTCAGGTGGTGGCGAAGATGGAACAGAACTGGGATGGTTATGAGACCATCTCAACCGAGGAAGCCGCGCGACTGGTGGACAAGGAATTGCGCGCAGCGTATGCTGAGCTTCACGAAGTCTATGGGGACCCCGACCCCTCAAATCGGGAGACTCCTGGCGCAAGTCAGGGAGCTGGCCGGTCCGGCATAGCGACCGTGGGGAAAAAGGCACCAAAAGCGCTCAACGCGCGATCCGCATCGGAAGCCTCTCCGCCGAGTCGAACAACAGACGCCAAGTCATGGCGCGACAAGTGGGCAGCAAAACTAGCGGCCAGCTCGGACTGAGAACGTAGCCGAAGCGGGTGAAGGTTCACCCCAATGGGCTCCACAAAAGACACGTTCGATTTCGCTCTAAAAGAGCGTTACACCAACAAGCAAGTCGTCGAAAATCTCGTCTTCGGAGAACGACCCGGCCTCGGGAAGTTCCAAAAGGACACCGAACTCCAGGGCCGCGGACATCCCATCCCGGTCATCATCCGAGCGCCGCAAGGCATGGCCGTCAATCTGCCGCAGGCGCAGATCAACGCGACCACCAATAGCGGCGTAGCTGGCAACGTCTTCGGTCTTCAGTTCATGGTCACGGCCGGAAACTGGAGCGCCGCGGTAGACATCGGCGAGTACGTGATTCGCGCATCGAAGGGCAATCCGGGCGCGTTTCTCCAGAACAAGCAAGCCGAAATCGACGGCCTCTACGAAGGCTGCGCCGACCAGATGGAAGGGGCGCTTTTCGGAGACGGCACCAACACGCTGGGCGTTTCGAACGCGGCGGTCACGACTACGACCGTCACGCTCACGAACCCGTCCGACACGTACATGTTCGAGAAGGACATGCCCCTCGAGGCCTCTCTGGCCTCGGGTGCGGTCATCACCGATGCGTTGCTCGCGGGCTCGACCTACGTCTCAGCGGTCAACCGGAACGCCGGAACTATCACGCTCGCGGCTCTGCCTGCGGCTTGGAACGCAGCGGGCGTCCTCTACCTGTTCCGCGCGGGAACCTTCATGGGAACCCTGCAGAACTTCATGATGAGCGGCGTCACGGCGTACCTCGATGCCACCGGCACTCCGCCGGCCATCTACGGCGTCACCGCAGCTCAGCGTCTTCAGGATCCGCAGCGCCTCGCGGGCGTCTACATCCCGGACGCGGAAGTGGCTGGCCAGGGTATCGAGACGCGCATCTCGATGCTCGGTGCTCGAGCAACGGGTCGAGCGAAGGGCAAAGGTCTCACCACCTACTTCCTTCACTCGGAGGACTGGCAGAACCTAGAGATTTCGCTTCGCTCGCGTGGGCAGCGTCCTCTCAAGGACGAGTCCACCTCGTTCGGCTACCGGTACATCGAAGTGACGGCCGGTGGCGTGAGCGGCGAGGTCTACCCGAGCCGCGCAGTCCCCAAGGGCAAATGCCTTGGGCTGCGCCTCCAAAACTGGACGCTGATGAGCATGGGCGAGCTCATCGGGACGCTGACGGGCGACGGCCTGCAGATGCTCCGAAAGTCCAACTCCAACGATTACGAGTACCGCCTCGTTTCGTTCCCCGGCCTGGCCTGCAACGCACCTGGCTGGAACGGCCAAGTAAACGTCTCCTGAGAGGATCGAACCATGACCGTAAATCTAGCTGATGCTCCCCAGTTCCCCGTGCGGGCGACCGCCAAGGAACGAGTCATCTCAGGCATGACTGTCGCGGTTGGCGCCGCTGGTGCGACGACCGAAACCGACTCCGACGATGCGAAATGGACCTGTGCCGCTTTCGCCTCGGGGGTGGCGGCAATCACCTTCCCGGCTTGTCCTTCGGGGCGGCTGCGATTCGCGATCAAGAGTGCGGCGGCCACGGTGACCGAGTGCATCGCGACCGCGCTCGACGTGACTGCCGGGACCGGAACACTCACCACGAGCAAGGCAGGTGTCGCCACCACGCCCGCGAGCGGTGACAAAATCTTCGTGGAGCTCATCGGGACGGTTGCGCCATGACGGAGATCCTGGCGAACACCGTCCAGGTGCCGCTGCGCTCGAACAGCGCGGAGAAGGTACTCTCTGGAGCCAGCATCGTGTGTGATGGCGCGGGCGGTGTCACGAGCACCACCGCGGACGATGCGAAGTGGACGGCGGTTGACGGCGGGGGCAACGGTCTTTTAACCGTCACCTTCCCGGCGGCTGCCACCACCACCGGAAACCGGCCGCATCTGGACCTGAAGAGCGCCGCTTCTACCGTCACAGAGGCGATCTTCACCGCGATCGATCCGGAGGCTGGCACGGCAACAGTCCGCACCAGCAAGGCGGGCACCGCGACCGATCCGGCATCTGGAGACATCATCTTCATTGAGCTCCTGGGGAAGGTCGCTCCGTGAAGAAAGAAGGCGGCAGCGCGCTCGCCATCGTCTTCGGAAAGAAGAAAGGCGGAATGGAGAATCCTCCGGCACCCGACATGGAAGCCGACGAGGGGGACTACTCCATTCCGCCTGACTTCGAGGATGAGGCGATCAAGTTTATGCCGGAGCTCGAAGGCGACCCGGCGCGCATGGAAGCCTTCTGGAGAGCGGTCAAAGCCTGCGTGGGAGGTTGAGC